CGCGAGTTTCTTTGCGTTCAGTAAAGGCGGCGACCTCCGTCACAGTCCCCAAAGTCTTTGCCGCTTGTACCTTTACGGCGTCTTTGGTCTCATCGTTTGTAATGACATTCACCAAGGTTTGAATGACTAACGCTCTCAAGCCTGCAGGGGTTTGATATGCTTGGGCGGCTATTGCGGCCTCATAAGCCGAAATTGTCGACTTGATGTTGTCTTGAGCTTTTAGCTTACTGGCTTTATTTGCGGCGGTCGTTGGCTTTGCTTTGCTACTGTATGCACGGCGGTAAGCCTCTGAGCCTGTTTGTCCCATAGCGACCTCTTTACAGAATTGTTTTTGCTTCGCGGTCAACGACTTATCCGAAACACCAAGAATTGTTTTCATTGGTATTTGGTTTAGTCCTTCCTTTATCTGTGATCTAGTGAGCTTCATGTCTTTATTGTAGGGTAACAAGATAAGAAACTGCAACCCTTCGGGTTTAAAGCCCCGCCGCGACCCCTCAAAAATTTTAAAACCCCAAAAACCTGGAACTGTATGTTTATACAGTAGTCAATCCAAGCTCAGATTTTTATTAGGGTTTCCGATAATAAAAATTGCAATAAATTGTAGAGAAGTGCTTAAAAGTGTGGTAATCTCCGCTTCCATGTTCAACCCCTAAAGCCTCTAAGGAAGCCACCATGAAAACCTTCAACCTTGAATTGACCATTGAAGAATTAAAGATTGTCCACATGGCATTGCATACAGAGCAATTGACCCTCAATAAAGAGATGGACAGTCACCGCCCCGCCATTCGCGATTACGCCGCCAGTTCTTCAATAAAGCTCCAACCGCTCGCGATCCGCGTTGACCGCCTTCTTTTCTCCAACCTTTAAGGAAACCACCATGCAAGAAACTATCCGCACCATGAGCCGCAACCATTCCTCTAATTGGGAGATTCTCTCTCACCTTATCGGCGAGGGTGTTAGCCGCTCCGCCGCCGTTCGCGCCATTACCGCCGCTTTGCGCTTACCCGCCGATGAAGTGGCAGACATGATCGACTCATACGAAAACAACATTTGAAAGGCCGCTCATGTACACAAACATTTTTTCAATTCGCGACAACCTCAAAATTTGGGGGTTTCATTATGTTTTGTGGTCTGAGGGCTTATCCCTTCGCACCCTCTACAACATTTGGATCGCCTACGGAATGATCCGCCATGATCGCGCCGTTTTTTCTCTGAAAGGTTAAACCATGACACAAAACCAATTTGCCGCCCTTTGCACCCAATACGGCATTGCCCCCAGTATTGCATTAGAAAACGATCAATTGCGCGAAGCCCTCAAAGCCCGCGATGACAAAAAAGTAATTGAAATTTTGACCAACGAATTCTAAAAGGCCGCCCAATGAAAACCCTTCCCAAATCCCTTCACACAGTCACCGCTTGGGTGAATCTTTCCCGCTATTTCATGCGGGTAATTGGTGATGAGCCGCAGACCGCCGCGCTCCGCGCTCAGGAAATCCTCGGACTTGAATTTATGTCAGACACCTACGCCCTCCGCGAGGCGGTCATTAAACAACTCACGAAAGGTTAAACCATGGCAAACGCATACCTAAATTATTTTATCTCCCCATACCGCGACCCTTGGGATCAATTCCCAAGCCACAAATTGGAGGTTATAGAAAAGCCGCTTGAATGGCAGAAACGCGGCTTGTCATACACGGCGACTGGCTACGGCAAGCGCATCCCCACGCGATGGATGGTGAAATTTAACGGCAAATTTCGCCGCGTTTACTGCGCGATCTATTCCAACAATGGCACTTGCTATATCGGCAAATTGTCAGACCGCTATTTAATCGACATTTACCAATAAAGGCACACCATGCAAATTACTGTATCAATTCGCGAAGTTTACGGAATCAAAACCGCTTACCCAGTCTGCGTTACAGCGAAGGTTTTCGCCAGTATCGCGGGCACTAAAACGCTCACACTTGCAACCCTTAAGAAAATTGAAGCTTTGGGTTATTCCATCATGCAACAAACCGAGCCGCTCGCGCTCTGAAAGGCCAACCAATGAACACGCCCGCACCTTGGAAAATTTTTGACAATGTAGACGGATGGTCTGTCGGATACCGCGCCATCGTCACAGATGACGGCGAAACAATTTGCAACCCCTCACCGATGGGAGAGGCTAACGCCCGCCTTATCGCCGCCGCTCCCGACCTGTTGGAGGCACTATGCACCGCCCTTCCATTCGTGGAAGACCACGCCGAAGACCACGCCAAAAGCGGCGTATACAAAAGCGGCGCATTAGCTCGCGCCGTGAAAGAAATTAGAGCCGCAATTGAAAAAGCAACAAAGGAATAAAACCATGACCCGCGAATACACAAACAAACTTTTAGAAATGGTTGAGGAGGGAATCCTAGACCGCGACAACGTAATCATGGCTTGCGTGAAATACATGAGCGAAGACGAAGTGAAAGACATGATGCACCATAACGAATTCATCGAAGACGAAGAAGAAACAGAGGGAGAAGAAGAATGACCAATCAAAAACAAATCCGCGCCGCATTTTGGGAGGCGCACCCAACCGCCAACCGCAAAAAATATCCCGCCCGCGATTGGACACGCGAGGATAAAAGCCGCCGCGACTATTGCACCGATACCCGATGCGCTTTTGTCGATTTTGTAGATTACCTGAGCCGCTCAGGAATTATCAGCGACCAACTGGCGAGCCGCGCCACACTTTAAAAGGAAAATGAAATGAAAAATTTAGAATGGCAACCCCTTTGGGATGCAATGGAGGCAGACCCCGCCGCATGGATTCCCACCACTAAAGCGATGTATTGGGAGATGCTCGAAATACTCCCGCCCCGCGCACAAACCCGCCGCGCTTTTTTGGTAGGCGAGGCACTCACCAGTAACGCCGAAGGCTTCGCCGTTTACTCATGCTTTAAGAAAACGGGCGACGACTACCACGCAAAAAATATGACGCTCGAAGAATTTAGAAGCATTACCGCTTGGGAGATGACGACATGAAAATAGAATTAAAAGCCCTCAAATATTCAGACTTTGCCAGTCAGGAAACGCATTGTTTTCATGCCAACGTCTACATCGACGGGAAAAAGGCAGGATGGGCGGAGAACAACGGGCACGGCGGAATGACCAACATTCAACCCCGCGCATTGTATGAAACGATCAGACAATGCACAGACAAAATCCCGCCGCGAATCGTTGACTTCAACGGCAACATCCTAACCCTTGAAGCTTCGCCCGACTCTTACATTGACGAACTGGTGACCCTCGCGCTACACGAGAGGGATTTAAAAAGCGCAATGAAGACGCGGATTCTATTCACACGCGGAAACCAGGTTTTTGAAACACAAAAATTTGATGCGGCAAAACTCAGCGCGGCAGTCAATCACCCACAGGTGCGAGAAAAATTAGATGCTGACCAAGTGCTAAACCTTCTACCAATTGGCGAAGCTTTGAAACTCTACGCCGCAGGGATGGAGTCATGAAAATTTGGGAGCAATACACAGAGGATGGCATAAACGACTTAGCCCGCGAAGCATTAGACGCGGCTTGTCTACTGATACAGGAGCGGCTAGGCGTAGCGACTGGCGACCTCGCGGGAATGTTTTTTGACGATGACCGCGTGGAAGAAAGCTTTAGAAATTACATCCGCTCCGAACTACATTGGGCACAATATGAAGACTGAAAACGATTACATAAAGGCGGGCTACCGCTACGAAAAAGCAAAGAGTAACACCCAAGCCCACAAGCTTAGGGCGTGGCTTGTCTCTGAGGTTGAGCAAAACCAAGAGTTTAAAAGCTTAATTCTGCGGCTCTTTGAACAGGGCAGATCGGAGGCGCGACTATCCTAAGCACAGATAAATTAAAAAAACCCTTGACAACTTAGAATGTACCTGATACATAGGCAACATACCAACCACACAGGAGAGAAGAAATGTACGAAGTAATCGAACACAAAGTATGGAAGCACACCAACGGGCGAACCGCCTCGCTTTATGGTTCAGTCCCTTATTTGTCTGCCGAAGAAAAGCTGAACTGGAAAGTTGAAACAGTTGGTTTTACTGTACGCAACAACCACACAAACACTGTCGGCATTGGTCGCAAACCTTGGGCAACCAAGGCGGAGGCTGAAGCTTGGATCAATTCACACCAGTAAGGAAAAACAAAATGTTACAACTTGACAGATTCAATGTACGCATCGTGAACAACGGCGACAAATACGGGCGCGAGTTTTGCCTGACGCATGACGAAGACAAACCGATGGTGGAGTTTTACGACCGCCGCTATCCGCACACGCAATACGGGCAGTTTGTGAGCCGCTACTACGTTGGCACCCTGCTTGGGCTTGACGGATTCTATGGGGGTGAACCGACTGGCGGGCTTTGCTTGGACGGCGGCAACGCTGACTCTTGGACTGTATCCGCCGAAGACATGATCTTGGTTCGCGCCTACCTTCAGGCAATGACAGACACACCCATGAAATTAGATCAGACTTCCCCCAAGGTTGTTAGGTGGGAATTGCGGGTGATGTGGAGCGATGGCGAAGTAGAAGTGATGAGCAAATCCCTGCCCGAATCGTTGTTCAATGAGATTCAGCAACACATCGTTGACTTGGAAGACCTGCGCGAAGAAGACCCAGAAATGTACTTTTTGGAGAACGGGAAATGACAAGAGATGAAAAGATTTTGAAGCTGACCCGCCTTGAATTGCAGTACCTGATCGACAACGCCGAGTTCAATACGGACTTATTGGATGGTGTAACCAAGTTCTTTTTTGATGGTGGGTTTAACAATTGGACTGATGAGGAATTGGATGAAAGAATTTACCACTGGGAGGGAGATGATTGATGTACCTGACTGACGCAACAAACCAGGAAATTCAAGCCCAAGCACAAAGCAAGGGCTACACATTCAACGATGCGGATTGCGAGGAACTACGCCGCGAATCCTATGAGGGTGAAACACTTGAAGAAGTGCTGACCCATTACCTAAAACAATTCGAGAGGTGAACCATGAAACCCTACGAAGTAATCATTAGAGCGATCATTGTTAAATCAATCCGCGTACAGGCTGACTCACAGGAGGAGGCTATTGAAACGGCACACGATCTGTTTACATCAGATTGTGACGACCAAGAACTGAGATACGAACAAGAAACGATAGATGTTTTACAACCCGAACTAATCACAGGAGAATAATCATGGGCTTTTTTTCTAAGACCTGCGCTAAAACAAATCTGCCAGTCGTTGCTGACTGCAAGGGACTGCCATTCCTTAATGAGATAGTTGTTCTATATCCCAACGGGAAGAAGTTGGAAGGTTCCTATGACGGCTACGGCAGGGTGAACGGCATTGATCTACTGCCTGACGGCTACGTTGAGAAGAAGTGGGATGCCCTCAAGTTTGTACTGAAAGGCAAGTATGAGGGCGAAACCTACAAAGAGTTAGGCAAATCAGGAGATGAGTTGGCACAGGGCTACTTCATGTCCGACCGCTTCCTACTGTACTGCATGAAGGTTGGATCATTCGCAAGCTACGCCGAGTACAAGAAGGCGATGCTGAAATACGGCGACTGGCTATGAAAACCGAAGACTATCCACACGAGATAGTCCACAAGGAAACCGGACGGACTATCGGCGAATACAAGAACTACGCACAAGCTTACGCCGCCTATGAAAGACTGGGCACAGGCAACGATGGCATGACCGATCACGCCATAGCACCAATCATGGTATACGATAAAACTACCCGCACCTATGTGCCAAAACCAGGAAAAAGTAAATGAAAACATATCAAGCAATGATTCAGGTCAGCTACTGGGTTCAAGTAGAGGCTGAAGCAATGACCGAAGAACAAGCAAGAGAATTGCTAGAAGCAAAGGCATGGTCTGACCATCTTCGCGCCGATGGTGAGGTGACAGTCTTTGATGTAGAAGAAGTAAAAATCTATGGGCTTGAGGAAGCATGAAGGCAAGATAAGCCAATGAAGATATTGCCGATAAACAGTTACGAGGTGGAGCCTTGGCTACTCAAGAAACATTACGCAAGAAGAATGTGCCCCATCTCTTTTGCCTTTGGGCTTTACATCAACGACCAGTTGGAGGGTGTCATAACCTACGGCGTACCCGCAAGCCCGTTCCTTTGCATGGGCGTATGCGGCATTCAGAATAAGGATATTGTTCTAGAGTTGAACAGGGTCTGCCTGAATGACGGCGTGAAAAATGGTGCCTCCTTCCTAGTTGGTAACAGTTTAAAGATGCTACCCAAGCCCACCATCGTTGTGTCCTATGCGGATAAGGCGATGGATCACATTGGGTACATCTATCAGGCAAGTAACTTTTTATTTACAGGCACAACCAAAGAGAGAACCGACATGGCGGGCGAAGATGGGAAGCACTCACGACACAACCTTGGGAACTCAGACAACAGGATCAACAGGAGCGCGAAGCACCGCTATATCTTTTTTGTGGGCACCAAGGCACAGAAAAGAAACCTGCTCATGCAATTGAACTATGAAATCCAACCCTACCCGAAAGGAGAATCAAAAAAATACGATGCCAGTCACCCAGTCATAACGCAAAAAATGCTATTCACATAAACCAGGATATTCAAAGGAAACAAAATGCCAAATTGGTGCAACAACGAAATGACAATCTCACACGCCGACCCATACATGATTCAACGGGCGGCAGACGCATGGAACAGGGGAGAATTCTTAAGTGACTTTATCCCTGAGCCGAAGTACATTGAACCGACAGAAGGCGGCGGGCAGATGCCCGACTGGTGGCACTGGAGGATCGCCAACTGGGGAGTAAAGTGGGACTTAGGCAAAGGCAAGTACAACGAAGAAGCAGAAGTTCAGAATGGTAGCTTCAGTGTAGGGTTTGAAAGCCCTTGGTCGCCGCCAGTCGAAGCTTACAAGAAGCTGGTCGAGATGGGATTCAAGATCGAAGCCTACTATTTTGAAGGCGGCATAGGTTTCTGCGGCTCATTCATTGAGTACGACAATGAGTATTCCTTAGAGGGTCTGACTCCCGCGCAGATACGCAAGCGAATCCCTTCTAAGTTAAACAAGATGTTCGGCATTGCCGAGTGGTATGAGGAGATGTTAAGTGAGCAATAATCAAACCCGCAAATACCCGCGCACAATGAACGAGGCATTTCCTAATTCACCAGAGTACGCACAGGCTATTGAGAGATACGACACACACTTTGGATCAGGTCTGTTTGAATTTGTCCTGCTGCTAATCGTCATAGCCCTGCTCGCCTTTGCCGTTGGTTGGTGGCTATGAAATACCGCGTTAGGTTACAAAGAACCTACGAGTTTGAGCTAGAGCTAGACGCAGAATCTAAAGAGGAGATAATGCGTTTAGTTCTAGGCACAGACGACACACCCGAAGCACACACTACTAGGATCGTGAGTATCAATGAAGAAGCAAGCCCTATTCGCGATCTTTTTGCATGAGATGGACGATGGCAGAGTCTTTGTCACCACCGATATTGTCGGTGAGGGAGAGTACATCTTTGACATAGGCTCTGACATCCTCCAAAGCATCAAACTTATGAGCCAGTTAGATGACAATGTTCACTTGGTTAGACCCCAAGTATCACAATACTTTCAGTAAGCTCTGACCGAATTGGAAATTGCCAAGCCTGACATGAGTGTCGTTGGCATCTTCCCCTACCACATCGCTCATCCAGTACTTCCAACCGATCTCTTTAGCTACCCGCTCCCCCGTCCCGCTCGCATCGTTGTCAGCCACCACAATTCCAGGCTTCAGGTCTGCCGCGATCTTCTTCATGTTCCCTGCGCTGAAGCACACATGGATTACATACCTCCGTTTGAACCGCTTAAGCACGGATTGAATGGACAATGCGGTAGCGTACCCCTCGCAAAGAATATCCACCCCGCCGTTGTCGATCTTGATCTCGGCGTTACTGGTTCTCTGACCATAGAGAAACTTCTTCCCGCCCTCTTGGTCAATCATCTGACAACCTACCAAGTGACCCTGCACACGCATCGGCAAAATCAAAAACTGTTTGCCCTCATGCACCCAGATATAACCCTCGGCATCAGGGAACCCTTTGCGTTTGAGGTAGTCGTGCCGACCCAACTGACATGACTTCATTATGAAAGCCGCCTTGTTCGCCGCCTCCCTCTGGTCTGCCCTGCGCTTATCCTCCACCGCCTGTAGATCACGGGCAATCTTAGCCCTGTCAATCTTGACTGGCGTATCCGGTTGCCACACGGACACCTCGGTATCCATCGCATGGTTCTGCACAAAGGCGTGATCTCCCATGAACTTGACCGCGCCGTTCCGTTTGTTTGGATGGTCATCTGTTGGGTACCTACGCCACACCCCGATAGGTGGGGGCGAGTCGATCAGAATCCCGTGCGCTCTGCAAAAGTTAATCAGTTCCATCAGGCAGTCCACCATTGTTCAGCCATTGCATCAGCTATCCCCTGAAAGGTTTCGCTCCGAAGCTTCCATCTGTCCTGACTGGGTGGCAGGTAGTGCAACCGCTCCCGCTTGTTCTTTGGAAGCTCCATCATCTGCGCTTTCACATCGTTAGTTGGATGAAGCACAGGCAAATTCTTAAGCCACAAACAGGTAGCCTTCTGCTCCATGTGACCAAACATCCAAGGCTGAACGATCTGGTCGGGCTTCCTCCACAACCTAGACATGATGCAGATAGGGTTCTCAATCGCTATCCGTGGAATGTCAGACTTGGCAAGCATCATAAAGAACGAGGCACTCATCTGCTGAGAGCCGTTCATTTTCTTCTTCTCAAACCAAGCCGCGCCAGACACAGACAGATCGGTGCATGGTGGGTGGGCAATCATCAAGTCCCAAGGGTAGTCCATCACATCCCGCACGTCCCCTTGGTAGTGGGGGCCAGGTTTTTCTGTGGGTAGCAGGTCACACGACATAGCCTCATGCCCCTTGGCTATGAATGCATCACGTACACGCCCTGAGTATTCACACGCAACTAGAACTCTCATTGCTTCCTCCTGATCTGCTTGATGTACCGCTTGATGCCAGCATCTACAAAGTTAGCCACATCCCTACTCGGAAGCTTGGGCATATCGTGCAACTGTCTAGGCCATACACCAAACTTTTCTTTGTACACGTTCGCCGCCCGACCGCTCGACCACCCCTGATTCCTGACGTAATACTGAAGCATCGACCAAAACTCCTGCTTCACATCCCGCGTAGCCATGCTAGATCCAAGCTCTACCAACTCACCTTCTACCTCAGTCACCTTGTTCTTTCGCTCACGCACATGACCGCAGTTCAGGCAAGAGTCTAGGCGCGGCGGGAAGTACGCCTCACACTTGGGACACTTGCACTCAGTCTTTTCCTTCTCGCTCGGCTCAGTCTTAGCCTTCTCTTTGCCATCGTCCAAGGTATGAACGCCGTTCTCAAACACATCGTCCCACTCCTCGCGGAACCTCATGTAGTTCCCCGAATGGTCAAGCCACACCGCATATTGTTTGGACGCATGACCACGCATTACCCGCCCCATCTGTTGGATGTGGGAGGAGAGAGACTTGGTGAAAGGTCTAGCCGACACGCCGATCATTACGTCAGGCACATCGAACCCCTTGGTCAGGATGTCCGTGGCTATCAGCCCGTGGATGGTGGTATCAGGCTTAGAGAAGTCCTCAATCGCCTCCTTCTTAAACTCATCGTCATCTCGGTAGCTGATGCTGATGAAGTTAAACCCTGCCTTGGCAAACTCTTGGGCTAAGTGGGCACCATGAGCCACACCCGAACAGAACACAATCGTCTTGACTGGCTTGCCGAATATCTCATTGGTCTTCCTTACCCACGTAGCCACGATGTCGCCGGTGATCTTGATGCCGCGCTCGGTAGATTCCTTCTGCGACCACTCGCCCGCCACCAACTTAGCCCCCGTCATGTCAATCTCTTTAGAGATAAACACACGCAAGGGCACAAGAACCTTGGCCTCCACCAACTCTTTGGTTGTGACTGTAGAGATTACGTTTTCATAGACCCGCCCCAACCCCTTGGTGAATGGCGTAGCCGTCAGGCCAATGACCCGAACATCAGGATTGTTGTTGATGAAATCAACTGTAGCTTGCCGCGTCTGGTGCGCCTCATCCACGATCATCAGGTTCAAACCAGGAAACTCACCCCTGCGCTCCAAGGTTTGGGCAGAGCAGACTTGGATGTTCTCGTATGGCCTGTCCCGCCAATGCCCTGACTGTAGTACGCCATGATCTATGTCGTACTTGTCTAGGCGTAGGCTTTTCTGATCGCACAGGATGATCCT